AGAGTGGTCAACGCGCTATTGCTGTTTGCCACAGTGCCGCCGCTCATACTTTCCAGCGCGGGGAGAGTTAGAGTAGTTAAAGCACCATTGCCGCTTGCCACAGTGCCGCCGCTCATACTTTCCAGAGAAGGGAGCGATAGCTCCTTCAACGCGCTATTTTGGTATGCCACATAGCCGCCGCTGACTTTCTTCAAGTTACCAATGGAGGCGTATATCATTCGGCTTTGGTTGCCGCTGATATAACGCCCGCCCGTAAACTCCTCTGCATCGGTGATAAAGACATACGGCGTAACTGTGTAATTATCATTCGCGCCAATCTTCAAGGTTTTCAGTCCAAAGAACCGCGCCGAGCTACATCCCGAGGCGGCAAAACCAAGCTGCAAAATCTCATACGGCGTGTCGGTATAGAGCGTGAACTGCCCAATATACTGCGAGCTGCTGACATCTATTTGCGGCTGCCCACCGTAAACAATCATCTCTACAACATTCTTGAACACTCCCGCCGAGGGCAAAGAGTGGGTAGCCTCTTTATAGTAGGCAATGACAATAGGGAGGTCGTCCACGGCATCGGCAATCGTGTGTACTTCGTCCGTCTCTGTAAAGTAATCGTCCGAGCACCAATAGGCATCGCCACCCTGCAAGTCGGCGTCGCCATTCTGTACCACCGCGCCCACCATATATGGATAATCCGCCCGCTGGTGCTTGTACATCTCATAGAAAAGCCACCGTCTGCTCATCAGTCCGTCAAACCCTGTCGGCTCTACATAGAGATGCAACGCCTCTACTTTCTTTGCCATTGCCGAAAGGCTTTCGGTGCTTTCGGTCGCGCTGCCCTGCTTCGAGAGCGCGGCGGCAATCTCTTCTTTACCTGTTGCAACATCGCCAAAAAGCACGTTGCCGTTAGCTTCTAATTCGTCCCACATATCTTCAAGTTTTTGTAATCGTGTCATTGCCGCGTCAACAGTGGCGGTGCATTCATCGGCGGCTGTCTGTGCGGTCGCCTTTGCTTCCGTGGCGGCGTTTTCGGCTGTACTCTTTGCGTTTTCGGCGGCGGCGTTAGCTATCGCCACGGCTTCGGTTGCGCCCGCTTCAGCTGGCTCTTTAAGGCTTTCGAGCCATTCGGCTTCTGTACCTTCGTAGCCGTTCTTCACCGCCACCTCGTAGGCACTCAATCCGTCAGACGGTACAGAGATACTTAAATCAATGTCCGTGGTCTCTGTCTCGCTGGTCGGAATGTTGAGGGTGCTTTCGATTGTCTGCTCCCCTGTCAACACTTCTTCTTCACACGAGCGCGACACAAGCGTAAACACCGCGCATTCGTCAACAGTATTCCTATTGCCGTTGCCATAATCCAACACAAGCGTAACACTGTACTTGCCTGTGTATTTCTGCTCCGAGCCAAGCCACTGCGCCGTTAGCACATTATCAGTGCGCGTGAATGGCAGCTCAACAGTAGTAAGAGGGTTTGTCAGTCGCAAGGAGATAGTTTTCCCCTCCAACACCTCCGCTTCACCAAGCCGCGTAACAGTGGCTTTGATAACAATGTCGTTACCTATTCGTATCTTTTTCATAACTCATAATATTTTAATTCTACATTCAACACTCTACATTCAACAGTCCTCATTCAACACTCAACAGTCGTTTGACTGTTACGCTGCCAATCATACCACCGCCGTATAGCACACTGACTGCTATTGCATCGGGCGCGGGGTTGTCGGCAATAACATTGTAAGCACCATCCCCTGAATAAATCGTGTTAGTGAGTTCATCGGTATGTGTAATAGTGATAGTCTTTTCAGCTCCCGCCGCAAGCTCAAAGTCGGTTGTGTAGCTCTCTACTGACTCTACCACGCTGTATGGATTTTCATAGCTTATCTGTATGTCGCTACCACTGACTAACAGAGAAAGTGAACTGTTGTTCTTCACTGTCAGTGTTACGGACACCATACAACTGTATGTATATGTTTTTGTGCCTATTGCTTGTAGCTTTTCGAGCGACCCCGATACAGAGGTTAGCACCAATTCGCCTGCCACAACGGTTTCGTAACCTGCCTCGCCGAGCTTCCACACGATATTGCCGTCTGCGTCCGTTCCATAGATATAGGGGTTGCCGCTCTCACTGATACCAGTATGGATGCCTGCCGCGTCTTTCGTTACGTGGAAACCGAGGGCTGTCATAAGGGTTGTTATGCCAAGCGTCTCATCGGTTGCAACGAAAGAACCCGCCCGCAAATTGCCGTCTTTATCTATTGCGGCGGTCTCTTCTCCCGCGCTGTTCACTGTTACAACGTTGTTAGCTTTGAGTTCTATACGCCCCTTTTTCAAGCTGATACCCACGGGCGTTAATGCATCGTCAACAGATAGCGCGGTTGCCCTGCCACCCGCTTCGAGCTTCAAGCCATAAATGTATGCCACTCCGCCCGCCGCTGCTACAATGGTAAACTTGCGGTCGGAAAGTGTGTCGCCCTTTGCCGTGAAGGTGATAGTAAAGTACTTCCAAGCGTCCGAGAGGATTAAAGAAGTAATGCCGTCTGTTCCATTGTTTAGCTCACGGTTGTGTGCAAACGTCTCACTGCTCACAGTGCCATCGGAGTTAAGAGAGTAAGAGGTTGCGAGACCGTCTGCTATTCGCCACTCTGTTGCTGCGTCTTGCAAGTAAAGAATAAGGTACTGCGTGCCTTTTGCCCAAAAGCTAACTGTGTAGGTATTACCACTAACGAGCGAAAGCCCTGTTTGCTCCATTATCTTCACATCACTTGCGCCGCTGCTGTTATCGAAGTAGCAATCATATCCTGCCGTGAAGCTGCCCTTTGCCGTGTTGTCTGGTAGGACTGTCCCCTCTGGAAGCACCGCCGCGCCGTTTTGTTGTAGCAAGCCCGAAAGCATTGTGTCGTTTGTTTCGCTTTCTCCCTCTGCAAGCGTCCACGGCGTTGCGCTGCTGCCCTGTTCTAATTGCGCCCAGTTTAGGCGGGCGTAAGGATTAGAAACCGAGCTTACATCCGCTGCTCCGTTTGCATCGGCAATGTAGAAGCGTATAGTGTAAAGGCTTGTAGCGGTCGGAGTGATAGAAAGGCTTTCGGTTGTAGGGACGGGGCTGTCGAAAGAAAGCATCTTTGTGTCCGTCCATTCTGTATTATAGACAAACATACAAGCCCAAAAGCCCGCGTCTGCAACGCTCTTTGAGCAAGCCGCCTCCGCCGAAAGTGTGTAGGTTTTGCCCGCTTCTAACTGTACAGTCCACATATCTTTTGCGGTTGCAGATACATAGCGGGGCTTCGAGTTAGAAAGCATATTGCGCCGCTGTGTTGCAAGGCTGCCTACTTGAAGGCTGATTTCATCTTGACTAACTTCTATCTTCGACAATCGCGTGTCTAATTCGCCACCCGACACAAGCTCTATATCGCCTGTTATCTTATTACCATTGGCTGCAAGGTAAGAGTAGCGACACCCCTCAAAAGAGTACGTACTGATACCCTTATACTGTGCGATAGCGGGCGTTTCGAGTGCGCTGTCGGGGCTGTTGTAGGCTGCAATGAGTATTGCGTTTTGCCGTTTCGTTTCTTCTTCCGTTGCTGTTTCGGCGGCGGGTTTGTGTCCGCAAAGGGCAAACACATCGCCTGTGGCGGGGTCTGTATTAGTGTGCGCCGTATCGTAGTCAGTAGAAGACACGTCTATATAGTGGCACTCGAAACTTGTGCCGTTTATCTCTGTTGTTTCCGTCCCCACGGCTGTAACCAATCGCCACCAATAATTATTGCCGCTGTTATTGTTAACGCCCTCTGTAAGGTTTGAAGTCATACAGAGTGCAAGGTCGTTTGTCATCCATTTATTGGCTGTTTCGCGCCCATCGCCGTCCGTTGCACGCCAATAAAGCCGCCAATCGCCGCTGCTTAACTGCTCTACTTTGTCGGCTTTTCCGTTTGCCGCGCTCCATATCTCTTGCCCTCCCGCGCTTGCAAGCTCATCGATAACGAGCTTAAAGAAGTGGGCATCGCGCGTTACTGTCAGGCTCTCAATAGTGGCACTCGTAAGGGCTGCGCTTTCGGCTGTTATGCTTTTAAGCACCGCCACGCCCTCCGAGGTGATATGATATGTGCCGTCGGCATCCAACTGTAAACCTGCCAACAGTGTAACGAGCTTTTGAAATGTGGCTGTATCACTAACAGAAAGCGTCCCGCCAATAGTTACATCGCCAACAACGGCTGCGCCCTTTTCAAAGGTAACGTTTTCGGCAAAGGTTTCTTCAATGTCTTTGCGTGCGAATTTGTCCCATAGGTCGCTATCGCTGGCAATGTCCCGACAACTGTCGGCTGCAAGGGCGCGGGTCGCAATGTCTGCATTGTCCGAAAAGGCGGCTTTGTTTGCCGCGTCTGCATACCCTGCCTTTTTCGCATAGTCTGCATTTTCGGCGTTTTGCGCTGTTATCTGCTTAACAACGGTCGTCTTTGTAGAACCGCCGCCGCTGCCACTTTTCGGCTTGCTTATCATCTTAACATCTATCATAATCACTTAATGTCTTTAATGTCCTTAAAGTCCTTAACGCTCTTAATTCTTTCTTGCAGCCGCCGCAACGCCTCTTCTTTCGATACGGGCGGGGCTTTCTTAATTCCTAATTCTTCACTCTTCACTCCTAATTTCTCATTGTCCCACGGCAAAGGAAGGAGTTTTTGTGCCGTTATCTTCTTCTTTATGTGCGGCTGTATGCAAATAGAGGCAAGTAGTCGCATCCGCTCCCACTCGCCCCTCTCTCTTTGCTGTTGTGCTTCAACATATTGCTCACACACGGCGGCAAATTCCGCTGGCGTTAACTTGCAAAAGTCATCAAAGCACAACCCGACACGGCCTATTGCTTGACCGAGCGCGGTCTCAATAGTTATTTTTTTTTCGTACTCTCTGTTTGTACTATTGCTGGCGTGATACTCTCACCTATTTGTGCTGCCCAATCGACAACATCTTCAAAGCTCATACGGTCGGCAAAATCTTCGAGCGAGTAATTAAATTCCACGCCCTCACGTCTGCACGCCGAGCGCACACAACACCAACAACAAATCACTTGCTCCGAGACGGCGTTTGCGTCTATTTCCGACACCTCTTTGCCTGTTTCTTGTTTGAAGCGCAATATCGCTCCCATTGTGTGATAGGCGGGATAGCGTTTGCCGTCAATCTTAATACTTACTTTTTGCATAGTCTTTCTTTTTTTTTTAGGTTATTAATTCAACATTCAACAGTCCTCATTTCTCATTGAAAAAGTGCCACCTTTTGCACAAAAAAGTGCCACCTTTTTAGTAAAAAAGTGCCTCGTTATTATCGCCACGAGCCTCGTTACGATAACGCGGAGGCACTTCACGCTAAAAACCTAATAACAATAATAGTACCAATGAAAAAGAAAATCTGTAAGAAAACTCATCATTCAACAGTCCACATTCAACAGTTACTCTGTTTCTGTTGTAGTGGTTTTGCCTGGATAGATAGACGGCTCGCCGTCATTCTCCAACGACACACTGTAAGTAGTGTCGTCCTGTGCGGGGCTGGTCTCCTCAATAGAAGCGATAACAAAGTTGCCCTTTACATAGGGGTCTGTATCGTTGCCGCGCTCAAAAGCTAACACTTCGACACTCGTTCCAACGCCCCACAGTTTACTAATTTCAGTAAAACCGTTTTCCGTATCGTTGTAGAAGCGCAAGCCCTCTGCACTGATACTAATGGAAAGCGAGGTTATTCCCTTTGCCTTCCATAGAGAGCTGCTCTTTGCCGCACTTGCGACGGGCTTCACGGCGCGTTCTTTCGTTTCGCTTGAAAACGTCAAAGTGTGCGAGGTGCAATGCCCAATGGCTTTTCCACCAACACTCAATAGCAAGTCGCTACCATTTATATAGTCTGCCATAATATTCGTTTTTTAATAATTCAACATTCAACAGTCCAAATTCAAAAGTAAAAAATGGTCGCGCATTCATCGCGAACACGCGACCCTTTCAACTCAAATCAATGAATTTGAATAAAAAACAATCATATAATATTTGCGGTAATATCAATTAAGCCCCCGCTGCACTGTAAATCGCGCCGTAAGCCTCCGCAATCTTAGGCATACATATAAAGTATGTGCGGAAGTTAATAAGATTGCGCTGGTTTTGCGGGTCGGTAGCAGCCTCCGAGTAGTACATCTTTGTGCTGCCAGTTGCTTTAAACACGCGCGGTGCATAGAACGCGAACGAGGCTTGATAGCCTGTTGTACTGTCAACAGTGCCTTTTGCGCCTGCGGTCGTGAAGTACGGATTGTTGACAAACTCGTAAACCTCAAAACCATACATATTGGAGATTTTACCTGTTGCATAGTTGTAGTACTGCTCCGCAAACTTTTGGTCTTGCAACAGTAGGTCGTTCACGTGGTCGTTAGACAAAACCAAACGCCTGCCCTGTGTAGGCACTTTCATTGCGTCAAACTTCGCTTTCAGTGCAATAATATCACTGCGCGTTATTCTCAAACGTCCGTTGCCGTCGTCATCACCAGTGGTGGCAATAACGGGGGTCTTTGCGGCGTTGCTGGCTGGTGCAAGTGCGTGAGCTGCTTTCTTCAACTCTGCATCAAGAAGGGCGTTAGTGTGGCTCTCCTTAACACGCTGCATCTTATCATACGAAAGCGCATACAGCTCATCGTCCGTAATAGGCGTTACCTTTGTTTGGAACTTATCCAAGCTGATTGCAATGTCGCTATCGTCGAGCGTCTGCAAATCTATTGGATAGGTAGTGTTGTTAACCAACACATCGGGGTCAACACCCACCTCTACCAAGTGGATAACATCATTATTTACAATGCTACTATTGTCTGGAACACCGTCCAACCAAGTAGCCTCCAAGCCACCGCGCAAAGCCTTTACAAGCTCACCAGTCCATACCTCTGTAAGCACACCTACACACAAAGCATTTTTTGGCATATACTGACCGAGCAACACCGAGGCTGCAACAGCCAAAACGCCACACCACATAGCACTAACACCAAGCAACGCGCCACACATTGCGCCCATCGCAAAGTTAAGTGCCACCGCCGAAGCGGTCTTCAACAAAACATTTTTCATAACTCAAACCCTTTTTAATTCCTAATTCAACATTCCACATTCAACAGTTACAAGTCGATACCGTATTCAGCACGATACAACCTCTTATATTCTTCGAGGTTATTCTCTTTCAGTTCTACAACCTTATCGGCTGGAACATCGTGCAACGTTTTCCACTGTGTAGCATCCCCACTGTTAGGATTGATAGCCTGCGAAAGTTTTACAACTGGTTCAATGCTATTAAGCATCTCCACAAACTCGTCATTTTCCAACTTCTTACCTAACTGTATAAATTGTTCGCGCTTGCTTACGTTCAAACGCTTTTCGCTCACTGCCTTGTCAACAAGCATCACAATGTGCTGCTCTCGAAGGCTCTCATTCTCTGAACGCAACAGTTCAACCTCCGTCTGCAAATCCTTTACAGCCGCGAGTTGCGCCGTTACTTCTTCTTCATTTGCCGTTTCGGGCATACCCAAAGCAAGGGCAATCGTTTTTACTTCCATTTCGTTACCTTTATTTTGTTTCAACACTTCTTCTAATTGCGGAGGGCAATCCATATTAGAAAGCCGCAACAGTGCGCTCTCATTGCTCAACTGTATAGCATCGTTATTCGAGCCTATATCAACAAGCGAAAGCTCCAACAGCTCACTCTTACTAACACTCTCGTATTTCTGACCCTCTACTAAATCGGCGGTTTTGCCGCTGGTCTCAATCACTTTCAAGCCGACACTCACCATTCGGAGCGACCCCGCCTCCCACTGCTTGCTACACTGCACCGACAAATCGGAAGCCATATCGAAAACAAGCTCCCCTGTTATCTCTTCATCTGTACGTTGCAAGTCCTTAACGTAGCCTATCACATTGCCGCGCTGGTGCATCCATAACAACACAGGGTTTTTCTCAAACTGCGTTGTGTCTATTCCGCTGGTCAAAACCCTATATCCGTAACTGTTCAAACTGTCGTTTGTAAGTCGTACTTTGTTGCTCATATTTCCATACATTATAACGCCGCAAATTTATACTTTAAGGTACTAATTTGCAAGCGAATATGACACGGTGGCACACTATAATGCCACGGTGGCACACTTATTTTTATTTTAGGTGCAAAAAGCCCACTTTTGCAGCATGAATAAGGACAATTTCAACAGAAAGGAACTTGCAAAAAGTCTCTACATGAAAGGGTATACGCAAGAGGACATCGCGCAAAAAATTGGAGTGTCAACAGTAACGGTTTCTAATTGGGCAAACGCCGAGACGTGGAAGGAGCAACGCGCGGCAAAAAGCGTAACGCGGCAGGAGCTTGTAAACAAGATACTGCAAAGCATTGACACTCTGATAACACAGGCGAACGCCTCTAACGACCCACAGCAAATAACGTCAATAGGTATGGAGTTGGCGAAACTGTCTATCGTTATCGAACGATTAGACAAAAAGAGTAACATTGTAGATATTGTGGAAGCCTTTATCGCCTTTTCATCGTGGCTGGAAAAGTTGGCTATTACGGACGCTGCTCTAACGCCCGCGTTGCTCAAAACGATTAACAGCTACCAAGACCAATATATAACTGAAATGTTGAACAAGTAATGTGGAATGTTGAATGTTGAATGTTGAGTTAATTCAACACTCAACAATCAAAAGTCAAAAGTCAGAAGAATGCCTACCATTGCCGATATAAGAAAGACCGTTGCACGCTGGCGGGAGCATTGTCGGGAGGTGCAAAGCCTAACGACCACCGCGCCGCGCGTCTCTACTGAAAGCTACGTGGAAAAGCAAAAACGTATCGCGTATTTAAGGAATGACTACAACGCCTTTTGCGAATACTACTTTGCGCACTTCCAACGGCTCTACGATAAAAGCACAGGCGAACTGATTAAGACCGTGCACAACGCGCCGTTCCATAACGAGGCGGCAAAGTTGGTGATACACAACCCAAACTTAAAAGCCGTCTTTAAGTGGCCGCGTGGGCACGCAAAGTCCACACACTTTGATATATTCATACCATTATGGTTAATGCTCCAACCGAAAAGCCTTGTTAACTTTATGGTTATCGTGGGCAAATCCGAGGATGCCGCCCGCCGTCTGTTAGGTGATATACAGAGCGAACTTGAATATAACCAAAGGATAGTGTCCGATTTCGGAAATCAAAAGCCCGCCGTGGGCAACTGGATAGATGGTGAGTTTAAGACCGTGGGCGGCGTTAAGTTCCTGGCAGTAGGCAGGGGTCAAAGCCCGCGCGGATTAAGAGACCGAGACGCACGCCCCGACTACATTGTCATTGATGATTTAGACGACGACGAACTTTGCCGCAATCCGAAACGAGTGCGCGAACTAACAGACTGGGTGAAAGAAGCCCTTTTCGGCGCGTTAGATGTAGGGCGCGGGCGGTTTATTATGGTCGGCAATCTGATAGCCAAAAACAGCGTACTGTATAACATTGAACACACGGCGGGGGTTTATGTCTCGCAAGTTAACGCCCTTGATGAAAACGGACTGCCAACGTGGCGCGATAAATGGACTGTCCAAGAAGCGAAAGAGTATGCCGAGTTTGTAGGTTATCGCGCGTGGCAAAAAGAAATGATGAACAACCCAATAATTACGGGTGCTATCTTTCGTATTGATTGGATTAGATACAGAGAGGTGCTGCCACTGTGCGAATATCAAATGTTAGTGTGCTATACCGACCCGTCCTTCAAGTCAACTAACAACGACTTCAAAGCGAGCGTACTAATAGGCAAACGCCCCGATAATAGTATGGATATTATTGCCGCAATGGTTCGACAGTGTAGCGTTGCTGAAATGGTAACGTGGCTTTATGACCTCTACGAGCGCACGCCCGAAGCCGCTATTTCTTTCTTTATGGAGGCGAACTTTATGCAGGATATACTGCTTGATGAGTTCTACAACGAGGGGACGCGCCGAGGCTACCAACTGCCAATTATGCCTGACAAACGTAAGAAGCCCGACAAAATAGCGCGTATCGAAACCGTTTCGCCACTGTGGGAGCGCGGTTTAATCTACTATAACGAAACAGAAAAGAATACAAACGATTTTCAAGCATTGATAGAACAAACCCTTGCAATCGAACACGGTTCACGCGCCCACGACGACGCGCCCGATGCGTGCGAGGGTGCTATATGGCTCTTGCAACGCGACACCCGCCAAAAGGAACAACAGCCTATCTTCACGCCCCGCCACCTACATTCCACTGCGTGGTGAGTGTTGAATTGGGAATGTTGAATGTTGAATTAGGAATTAAAACACATACTGATACACACAACAAAGTGCCACTTCACGCGCGCCAAGTGCCTCCCCACGACCGCCGCGAGCCTCTTTACTGAAAAAAGGAAGCCCCCGCGCAATAAGTCAAAAGTCAAAAGTCAACAATCAAAATTTATAAAGCTATGTTTATCACAAAAGACGATTACAAAATGGTTATTGGAGAAAACGCCTTAAAGGTGCTTTCGCAAATCGACCCCGACAACCTCAATATGGCTGCCGATGAAGCCGTGGAAGAGGTTAGCAGTTACTTACGACCCACCTACAATGTGGATAAAATCTTTGCCGCCACGGCTGGCGAAAGAAACCGCTTGTTAGTAATGTACACGTGCGATGTAGCACTGTATCACCTTTCGGCAAGCGTGCCACAAAAGATGGGTAGCGAAATTCGAGAGGAACGCTACAAGCGAGCCATTGAATGGTTAGAGGGCGTGCAAGCTGGCAAGATTGTCCCCAACCTACCAAAAGCCACCGATACAGAAACAGGCGAGGATGCCTACAACGGTTTACAGTGGCACAGCGACCGCAAACTACGTAACAACTGGTAATTAATACTGTTGAATGTGGAATGTTGAATTAGGAATTAAGTCTACATTAAAATAATTCAACAGTCAACAATCAACACTCAAAATTTAAAAGATTATGGCTACAAAAACAACCACCCAAAAAGCACAGCGTATATACGCACAACTGCAAAAGACCACCGACGCACTAACACGCAAAGACCTTGCTAATTGGCGTACAGCGTGGCAAATGGCAATCAATGTTGATAATCCTAACAGAGTTAGGTTATATGATATTTACAACGACGCGATTGTCGATGCCCACCTTTCGGGATGTATCACACAGCGTACAAATATGTTGCTGGCGCGTCCCTTCACTCTTATAGATAGGCAAAAGAAAGAACCCGACAAAGAGATAACACACCTGCTCGATCAGGTATGGTTCACACAACTTTGCCGCTACTGCCTTGAAAGCATTTATTTTGGATATTCGCTTGTAGAGTTAGGCGACCCGACCACCGATGCCGATGGCTGCATATCACTAACAGGCGTTACTCTGATACCACGCAAACACGTGATACCAGAATACCACCGCGCCGTGGTTAATGTCAATATGGATTGGCACAGCGGTATAGACTACAAACAGCCACCCTACAACCGCTATCTGATAGAGGCAGGCGACCCCTACGATTTAGGCTTGCTCCTTAAAGCTGCCTTGCAGACGATACCCAAAAAGAATATGGCTTCATTTTGGGACACTTTCGGCGAGATATTCGGAATGCCTATGCGTATCGCAAAGACCACCAGTCGCGACCCGAAAACCGTGCAAGAACTTAATGATATGTTGACAAAGGGGGCATCCTCTCTTTCTGTTATCACAGGAGCGGACACCGATATACAGTTTGTAGAGGCTGCAAAAGGTGATGCGTTCAATGTCTATGACAAACGTATCGACCGCGCCAATAGCGAACTTTCAAAGCTGATCATCGGACAAACAATGACTATTGAAGATGGTTCTTCACTTTCTCAATCCCAAACCCACCTCGAAGTGTTTGAGAATATCATAAAGAGTGATGCCGTGCTATTGCGCAATATCATAAACAACCAACTGCTACCAAAACTCACGGCGTTAGGTTTTCCTTTCGCTGGCTACTCTTTCGAGTGGACGGATGCAAAGAACTACACACCCGAACAACAGATTGCATACGAGACAATGATTGCCGACCGTTTTGAAGTCGATGCAAAGTATTTCATCCAAAAGTATAATATGCCTATCACTGGCAAAAAGGAAGTAGCACAGCCCGCCGAAAGCGAGCAAGAAAGCGAAAGCAAATTAATTCAAAGTCAACATTTTTTCGATTAAGCCCCGCCGATAAATCACTTTATCGCGCCCTCACAAAAGAGGATTATAAGGGGCTGCACGAAAGATATAAGACAATAACAGGAGGCGAAGTCGTTACGCTTGCAGACGAACAAGAGTTTGAACGCCAAACAGTTAAACTCACAACCCTATTCAATAAGGTTATGAAAGTGTTGCACAAACAGCGTGGCGACGACCTCAATATGGAAATACTGTACAACCAAGATACGCAAAACTTTATTGAAGCTCACGCCGCCGCGCTGGATAGCACTATCAAACAGCGCAAAATGAGTAGCGTAATGCGCGACCGCCTCGAAAAGTCTAACTACATATTCAGTGGTATTAAGACCTTCCACGAACTCAAAGAGGCTTTTCCGTCTCTGATAGATGAAAACGGCAACCGCAAACCGTTTAACAAGTTCTTGAAGGACGTGCAAAGCATTGATGAAACCTACAACCGCAATTACCTACGCACCGAATATAACTTTGTGCAAGCAAGCGGCACAATGGCGGCAAAGTGGGAAAACTATTCAAAGAACGCTGGTGCCTACTATCTACGTTACAGGACGGCGGGCGACAGCCGCGTGCGTTCTTCACATAAAGCCCTCGACGGAATAACGCTACCTTTCGACGACCCGTTTTGGGACAGATGTATGCCACCCAACGGACACAACTGCCGTTGCACCGTTGTACAAGTACGCAAACGCCGCTATGAAGCAACAGACAGCGCGAAAGCCGCGCAACTTGCAGACCAAACAATGGCGGCAAATAACAGCGACATCTTCAACTTCAATCCTGGCAAAGAGCGTAAGAGCGTCCCTGACTACAACCCCTATACAATCCGTCAGTGCAACCGTTGCAGTATTGCCAAAGGCGAGGCTTTACTCAAAGCTGGAAGCATCCCCAACTACGAGCTTTGCAAAGCCTGCATCGCAGTCAGACAGTGCGAGTTGAAACGCGATAACACTTACAAACACGGCAAAGGCACTGTATCTATTAGTAGGTTAGTCAAAAAAGAAGATACAGACTATTCCAAACTCGTACAAGTCGCCGAGTCGTTTGCAAAGGACGGCGCAACAGTGCAACTAACACCCAAAATGTCCCGACCGCCAAAATTCAACTATCAATGTGTGTACGGTTCATTAATGGGAACAAAGTACGAAGGCAAATGTCCCGACTTCAACATTAACGGCAAATGGTACGAACACGAGGGGTTTACTACCAACAACCCCAAAAACGCCTTCCGAAATATGTTGCACAACGGACTGAAACAGTCAGACAGACTTATTATTGACAAACCCAACCTAACAGAAGCGTATATGAAACGAGCTATCAAGCAACGAATAAAAGAGGGACAAGCCATTACCGAAGTATGGTTAAAAACAGAAAAAGGGCTGCAACTCCTATATAAAAAGTCCGAGGAATGATTGCTCACTCCTCGTTCTGGCGAAGAATCGGTAGTCATTAGCTACGGAATCCTCGCTGCAAAGATACAACATTTTACCAATATTCAAATAATATGGACGAAAAAACAAAGAAAATAAAAGCTATGTTTAACAAAAAGACAAGAACAAATCGTGCTTTTTATGATGCACTCATACGTCTAATATGGTGCGAAATCCGCCTACCTATCGGACACCCCGCACGTTCACAAGGCGATGAGTGGGCGGACGATATACTGCCGTGGTGGAATAAATGGCGCGAAGATTTGACTGCAACGCCACGCGAGAAGATGTCGCCATCACTGATAAAGTTTCTAACAGACTGGATGGCTTCACATACAGCCAACTACGACGCGCGCAAAGGTAGGGAGCAAATGCAAGAACTCTTTACAGACTGCCAACTCGAAGCCCTTAACGCCTGCCCAAGTTTTATGTTTGCCAAGCCAATTATTCCACCTTAAAATGTAGAGACGCTGGTTATCACGTCTTTACTCAAAGCTGGAAGCATCCCCAACTACGAGCTTTGCAAAGCCTGCATAATGATCAGGCAGTGCGAAAGAGAAAGAGGGTATTTTGCCGATGAAGTCTATAAAGACCGTTTGCAAATAAACAAGAAAGCAGATAAAAGGGAATTAGAGCAAAACAAAAAAGCTGCCGCCGCAATAGTATCTACATTCAAAAACACAACAGTAAAGATAGCACGGCACAGCACAGCCGAAAACACGAAAAACCCCGAATATATAATTAACGACCTTATTGCAGACCGCAAATGAATTAAAACGGAAAAAGGCGTTACAAATGGGTTTAAAAAAGCCATTAAACAGGGGTGCAATGCGGTCGTTATAGACCTCGATGCAAATATGCAAAAACGAAAAATACATATAAAAGACCCCGCAAAGCGTATATCGTGGCGGCGCAATAACTTTGAAAGCGGCGTTATCAAAGAATGCTATGTTATCTATAACGGCAAAGCAATTAAAATAACAAAAGAAAATGCGAGAAAAGAACTAATAATAAATGAGTTAAAAAAATTAGGACTGTAAAAACTTACAGTCCTAACTCGCTCCACAAACTTGAAGTTATCGCGTTCTGACGGGAGTCTCGCTGCAAAGGTACAAAAATTATTTAATAACACAACAAAAATGATTTACGGATATATTAGAGTAAGCTCCGACAAACAGACCGTGGAAAACCAACGGTTTGAGATAAACAATTTCTGCAAACGCGGTAAAATTGAAGTCGGCGGCTGGATTGAAGAAACGATTAGTGGCACAAAGTCGTACAACAAGCGGGAGCTTGGCAAACTCTTAAAGCACGTGCAAAAAGGCGACCTTATTATCTGTTCGGAGCTTTCGCGCCTCGGTCGTAATCTTTTTATGATTATGGAAATACTTGGTATCTGTATGACAAAGGAGTGCCGTGTGTGGACTATCAAAGATAATTATCGGCTCGGCGATGATATACAGAGCAAAGTACTTGCTTTCGCTTTCGGATTGTCTGCAGAGATAGAACGCAACCTTATTTCACAACGGACAAAAGAAGCATTAGCAAGGCGCAAAGCCGAAGGCGTTATCCTCGGACGACCGAAAGGACGTAAGAGCGCACCCGAAAAGCATAAACTCTATAAGAAAAAGGCGTTAATCCGCGAACTGCTAAACGCTGGTATATCACACCGCAAAATTGCCAAAATCTGCAAAGTTCACCGCAACACACTCATTCGCTTTATGAGAAACTATATGGAAGAGGATGAGTAAACAACCGTTGTAGTATTGCCAAAGGCGAGGCTTTACTCAAAGCTAACAGCATCCCCAACTACGAACTTTGCAAAGCCTGCATAATGATCAGGCAGTGCGAAAGAGAAAGAGAAAAGACAAAACTAAAACAAGCAAAAAAAGATGTGCAAAACAGTGCCACAAAGACGCGCAAACAACATACAAACCTCGCAACAGGCGTTCTTTATCAAACGCGCAAATCACTCAAACGTGGCATAAAGCACGCACGAAACGTGGAGCAAGTAGAAATGTTTAACAACATTGCCTCGTATGCAAAGCAATTAGAGTTTGTAAGAGAAAGCCCACTCGGAGAGGGCAAAGATATGAGCAACCCGAAAGACGTTACAAACATACAAAACAAGAAAGCGCGGGGCGTTACAGGCTACAACGTTTATAAATTGAAGTTAGAAAATGAAACATGGATAATAAAAACAGAGGTTTATAAAAACCGTGCGGAGGCTATTTATACACTATACAAGAAAGAATAGGCGAAAGCTCGTCCCGTAGTCTCAAATGCTACTAATTGAGCAAACGTCTATTCCTTAACTGCAAAGATACAAAAACAAATTAAACCACAAACAAATAACATAAAATGAATTACGGATTACCATACAAAGGAAGCAAAAACTTTATAGCGGAATGGGTCGTTAGCTACCTTCCGCCCGCCGAAAACTTTGTCGATTTGTTTTTTGGCGGGGGTGCAATCACTCACGCGGCAATGTGTAGCGGCAAATATAAAAGATACGTTTGCAACGATTTAGATAAAGATATGCCACGGCTTTTTGCAGATACCGTGCAAGGTAAGTTCCATAACGAGACGCGCTGGATTAGTAGAGATGATTTCTTCAAGCTCAAAGACACCGACCCATACGTGCGCATTTGTTGGTCGTTTGGGAACAACGCGCGGACTTATCTGTACAGCCGTGAAATAGAGCCGTGGAAAAAGGCGTTGCACTACGCCCGCATATTTGGAGATTATAGCCTTTTGGCGGCTTTTGGCATTTGCTCCGACGGCTCGTTCGCAGATATAAAAGCCCACCATGAAGAATATAAATTAAAATATATTCAATGGTACGTTAAGGACGTGTGGGCGTATTCGGGCGACTGCCGAAAGTTCTACGAAAGTTTGGAAAGGCTGCAAAGGCTGCAAAGGCTGGAAAGGCTGGAAAGGCTGCAAAGTCTGCAAAGTGATACATTCATAACAAGCGGAACAGACTACCAAGAAGTAAACATCCCCGCCAATAGCGTTGTTTATTGCGACCCGCCATATAAAGACACCGATAGCTACAACAACGCCTTTGACCACGAAAGGTTTTACAACTGGCTGCGTAACACCGACCGCCCCGTGTGGGTATCTGAATATCAAATGCCGCCCGACTTTGTATGTATAGGAGCAAAGGTAAAGAACGTCTTACTATCTCAAACCAACAACAGCAAAGCAGTAGAAAAGCTATTCATTCACGAAAAGTGGGCAAATAAAGTATGGAAGCCGATACTGTTTTAATTCATAATAATTCAAAATTCAACATTATGCAAAATATCAATACCGCCCTCGCCGATGCTATACAACGCACCATTGAGGATATTAGAGTAGAAACCGCCGAAAGGTTTTTAGAGAACTTTCGCAAAGAGGGCTTTTTCGGGAGCCCGTGGAAAAGACGAAAGAAAGGCGCAAAGCGCGACAAAGGGCGTGCGCTGCTTGTTGACACTGGCAACCTGCGCCGCTCCATAAACAGCCGAACGACCGCCGACAGTGTGGAGTTCTATACCGATGTGCCATACGCTGCCATTCATAACGAAGGCGGCAAACTCGGACGCGGGCGCGGCACGATGCCACAACGCCAATTCATAGGCGACCACCCCGAACTCGAACAAGCCATTACAGAAATAATAAAAGAAAATTTAAGGGACTTTCTTGAAGATGTAGAGCTGCTATAATTGGTTATCGTGAAGTGCCACTTTACACACAAAAAAGTGCCACCTTTTTATGCAAAAAAGTGCCACCTTTTTATCGTGGCGAGCCTCATTATGACAGCCACGAGCCTCCGCACTGATACAGCGAGTCCCTTTTTCAGACCCGCCAAAATTGCTAATTGCTAATTACTCATGGTCCTGCTCCACCACACCTCGTATGTGTCTATCGTCTCTATCACCTCGGCGTGGTCGTGGTTGGTTTGAGTGATTAAGAGGTTTAAGTTATCAAACTGTTTGCCCTTTAATCCTGTCAACACAGCGTGCAACTTTTCAGACAGCGACCAACCGCTATCGTCAACGTCCGCCACCCAGTCCGTAACAACATGGAACGATACAGTCCCTTTGCCGCGAAAACTTTTGCCGTCCTTAAACCGCTTCCACTCAATATTACCAATCTCTACAAAGACGGCGGGACGCGCCCACGCCGTTTCTTGTTCGATAAACTCAATGTTTCTGTTCCAAAGGTCAATGTGTGCGACCTCTCCCGACAGCGTCTCATCGTCTCTGATAGCCTTTACAACGCTTTCAAAAAATTCTTTTCGTTCCATTTTCTTTTAATTATTAATTCCTAATTCCTAATTCAACATTCAACATTCCGTTTTTGCTTCGCTTTTTCTGTCTTCACCAAGTTTCAAAATACGATACAGCGTACGCTCCGATATGCCATACTGTGGGTATATAAACCGCCGCAATATTTCACGGTTCGACAGTCCAGTCTTTACATACAAGTCGTAAAGCTCATTAATCACCTCTACGCGCCTGTTATAACTATCGCCTTTAATTCTCATTCTCGTAATCCTTTCGCCTTTATAGAAGCGTATTTTGCGCCGCCTCCGTCTTTTCTGTTCCACTGTTATTGTTTTTGGTTTTCGTTCTTTCAATCATAGTAAAGCAATTCTATACTTTGCCTAATCTCTTTCTGTTCTTTGTGTATCTTATCAACACCCACAACTATTGCGACCGCGCAAATAGCTATCACCAAAAACAACAGTAAGAAGATAGCATCCCTTGTTGTTTTGTAGTCATCATCAAAAATCCGTTGTATGCGTTTTTCGATGGTCCCATAATCTTTCTTTTCATTCATAATCATTGTTTTATTCTTAATGTCCTTAATGTCTTTAAAGTCCCTAACGCCCCTATTACTTAAAGCAAACTTAAAGCAAACTTAAAGCAAACTTAAAGCAAACTTAAAGCAAACTTAAAGTTCCTACACCGCCCCACAAGCGTTATAACTCCTTGTTTCTCATCATCTTACAGCAAGTTTTAACCGTCTTAAACCCCACAAACAACCCCACAAAGGCAATCACCACCCACAAAAGCCACTTTAAAGCCCATTTTGCGCTACTGATAACACCCCCCGTCGAGGTCGTTTCGGTCTGATAAACCAACGTAACAGTGTCCCTTTTCACCACGGCAAAAGTGTCAACGCGCCAGCGGTCTCTGTATAGGTACTTTGTGCGCACCCTATCGCGAAACACCGTATCGCCTCGCGTGTAGGTATTCAGAAACACACTATCACGCAACACCACACTATCGCGCTGCAACCTTGTAACGACGCTATCACGTATTTGCACCGTCGGCACTGCCACGTACTTTGTCCGACAGCCCGCCAACAGCACCGCCACTAACAGCCAAAAGCCTACTTTCTTTGCCATAATTCAACAGTCCGTTTTCCGTTTAATTCCTAATTCAACATTCCGTTGCATCCGTTAAATCCGTGTGCCTATAAACTCATCATTCATCGCCATTACGCTGCTTACAGAGAAAGTAACTTCTCAACCCGCTCCTGCTCCGTCTCGGTAGGTATGGAACTATCGTTGCCATTCAACCAGTTGTAGTCTTCTTTTGGGTTACAACTGTTTCGCAAGCAATACAGCTTGTCTTTCCAAGTGGTTATAGGACTATTATATATCCACTCAAAGGCGAGTTGTTTAGGCATCGTCTGTGCTGTTAATACTTGGCGTTTCAGCCATTTTCTAAATAGTCTTTTCATATCGTCTTCGTTTTATCGTTGTTAATTTAATTCCTAATTCAACATTCCTAATTCTTCAAAAAGGCTGTCTATTCTCACGAACCAACAGACTGTAAAAATACTAACCTAATAACATTAATTCCAAACAATTATGATAGCACACGCCTGTGCTACACTCTCTTCAACTATGAATAGAAAATCGTTCTTCATCCATCGGACTTCTACCGCCTGTCGCGAAGTCAACATACGTCTTGCGCACTCGTTCCAACACCTCGGTGATGTCCCCTTGCAGGTCGCCCTTTGTCACAAGCGGCATATCGTTGTACGACAAATAGATGTCGCCAGCAAACTCGCGTATCTGTATCTTGCTACGGCTCTGCGCTTCAAGCTCGCCGCGCTGTTGCTCGGCGTGCCGCCTACGCAGCCGCCCAACCCATTGAGTAAATATCTTTGCCATAATCTTCCGTTTAATTCAATAATCAACAGTCCTAATTCAACAGTCATCTGTCCACAGATAGCACCCGCCCTGTGTCTGTATCAACAGCCACCGTAATGCCGAGCCGTGCAAGTTTGCCGTCCTTCATCCAGCCGTGTACAAACTTTTCGTAGCGGCTTGCGGGCTGCTTAATAGCCATTCGGCAAATACCCACAATGCGTTGCCGTTCCGCCTCTTCTTTCGCGGCGCGTTCGGCTTGCAGTTCTTCAACGGTCGGTATCTTCACCATCCGAGAGTATGTAGGCGTTGTCGCGGTCTTTGCCATTAGTGGCTTGTCGCGACCGTTCTTGCACCATTTGTGCACCGCCGCCCGCCAATCTTGCATCGGCGTTGTGCCAATACGCCAGCCCCGCGCCGTGTTGTAGTCAAGAAAAGCCCCAACATCCAATTCCAGCCCCTCCGATTTCGCAAAGTCTGAAACCTGTGTGTGTGTTGGTGGGAATAAAGACAAAGACGCGCCAGCGGCTTTTTCTTTATACACACTTTCTTTTTTTTCTTTTCTTTTCTTTTTATTTAGTGTACTTTCTTCCGAGTTTATGCCCTTTTCTTCCGAAGAAATGCCCTTTTCTTCCGAAGAAATGCCCTTTTCTTCCGAAGAAATGCCCTTTTCTTCCGAAGAAATAAGATTGTATTTGTCTATACGTACAACCCTTTTCATCGTCAAAAGTATGCTTTTGTAGCGTCTTTGTATGCCCTCCGATGTCAAAATATTTTCTTTCTTGTACATTTCAAGATTAAATAACCCCAACGCCAAGCAGTCCTTAATCACCTCCTGTATATACACCTCATCATACCCCGTTTGTTCCGAAATAATGAAGGGCAACTCTTCATCCCCACCAATGTAATACCCATTTTTATAAATAAAACACAGCAGGAGAGCATATACAGCTACAGCTTTACCACCCTGACGCCTGATTAACTTCCTAATCTTTATGTCCTGAAAGAAGTCAACATCCATAGGGAAATACTCCAACCCTCTTTTTGCGATACGTCCCATAATTCAAAAGTCCACATTCAACACTCAACAGTCCGCCCACGGCTTTTCCAGCCCCAAGAACTTATCTACTTTGAGCCAATCATCAATCACGGCTTTAAACTCGTCAAGTGAACGCACTATAACGTATTTGCCGCCGCCAAATTCTCTAATGGCTCTTTCGTAGTCTTGTTGCGCGGGCGACTGTTTGCCCTTTTCTGTTTTCAGCTCAATAGCTAAATAGTTATGTTCGCCATGGTCTGAACATAGGAGTATAAAGTCGGGAAAGCCCGCCCTTACTCCCATTGCCTTTCGTTTTGCGCCCGCCGCGTTGTTTATCAACAGCCCCTCATTTGGGGAGTGATGCAACAGCAGCTTAAAGTTTGGATATTGCAAATCAAACCAATAGCGACACGCCATTTGTAGGCGGTCTTCTTCAAACCGCCTGTGCTTCCATTTTATCGCCTTTTCGCTTTCTTCACTCATAATTGTTAATCCGTTTAATTTCTCAGTCAACAGTCAACATCTTCAATCTCTATCAACGTCCAGCCGTCAGGGATTTTTATCTGGTCTCTTACCTCCTCTTCAAGGTCGCCCCAGCCTGTTATACATCCCTCCTCATCGGCTTCATAGTCATAGGTAGTAACGACCATTTTCTTTTCCATTATTGCCGTTACAGTTACTTCCACTTCAATGGGTTCTTTGTCTTTCTCGTTCCACGGGGCGTGTGGGTCGTAATCAGCCCCAGCAGGATAACCACCATTGCTCATAATCTTCAATTTTTAATGTCCTTAATGTCCTTAAAGTCCCTAATGTCCTTATAGGCTATTTATCCATTCACTCAATAGGCAAAACGCCAAAATACCTAACGGCAACAAAAAGCCGTACAACAAGCCCTCACCGAGCCCGATTTCTTCTTTCTTAAAATCTTCGATTAATTCTTTCATAGTTGTTTGTTATTAATATTATTAATGTCCTTAATGTCTTTAAAGTCCTTAAAGCCCTTAATACGGCAAATCCTCATCGTCTTTCACCTGTGGCGCGTTGTTCACATCTTCAACAGAGGGGCGCGCCTGTTCGCCAAAAGTTTTGAGGTCGCCAAAAATGTAGTTCACGCCCTCGACCCTTTCTTCTTTTTTCGGTTCGCACGTAATAAAGTGCGTATGTCCAAACGCCGAGGGCTGCTTACGTTCCACAATCTTAACGTTTAAGTAGATACGTTCTTTGCCGTCCTTACACATTACTTTCTTCATCATCTGTCGCGGTATGTCCGACAAACAGATACTACCATACATATTACTCATAGTTCTTTGTTATTTTGTTATTTTGTTATTAATGTCCCTAATGTCCTTAAAGTCCTTAAACCTCCTTCACTGTTATTTTTACCCCCTCTTTCGTCACTGTATCTTTAAGACAATCTATATATATATCGGGGTGCAGCTCTTTCAGCTTCTTTGTGTCAACAGTTTGCCGCACGGTAGGAAGTAGGCGCGTGAACTTCACTTTGTCAGTGTCCCAGCTCTTAGCGCCATACTCTTTCATAGCCTTCAACACCGCCGACTGCATCTCTTCTTTCTTTGCCAGTAGCGTCTTTATCTTTTCGTCAAGTATCTTATACGCAACACTAATATTCACCACCTTTGAAGGCACTACCATAGGCGCGTAGTTCTTTTCTATCTCCTTACGATACGGAGCTGCGTCTTTGCCATTCTTGTACGCCTCTACAATCTTTGCCGTGAATTCTTTGTCCCACTGTGTCAGCTCATGAATACCACAAACACCGTATTGCTTCTTTGGCAGCCATATAACATATAAGTGTGGAATGGTTACATCTTTATTCATCTGCTCAAAGAAGTAACGGTATATGTTTAGTTGCAACGTTACGTTTGCCCAATGCAATTCACTTGTACACTTTATATCGCCAAGCGAACCGTCCTCAAACACTACATCTATCGGGCTTGCTAATTGCTCAAAGTCCGAAACAATATATTCCGAAGCTAACGGCTTCAAACCTTTTTTAGCCGTTAACCTTACATATTCCGTAACCTCCCATTCTTCCGAGGTTATTCCTATTGTGTTGTACATCTGACACGCTGCGTGTATTGCCGTACCACGCGCCGCCGCCGTTTGCAGTGTAGCCTCTGGTACATCGTTATATGTCTCCGGATACATCCATTTCACTATCGGCGTAACACCGTACAGCCTTTTGCCGTCAAATGTGTAAATGTGCGTTTCTTCATCAAACAGCACCCCACTTTGCTTTAAATCCTTTTCTTTCATAGTTGTATTGTTATTAATGTCCTTAATGTCCTTAATGTCCCTAATGTCCTTAAAGCCCTTATCGCCCCTTAATTCCCTTTTTCTTTCAGCTCATTGCCTCTCTTTATCACTTCGTCCCAAAACTGTTTGTACAGTTTTTTATAAGGCTTCAACACCGACGCAACACGGGCGTAAACCTCTTTAACGGCTTCCGTACTGGTGGCGTTCTGCACATCCTGCCTACTCATACAGAACAAGTCCTGCACATCCTCAGGCACTGGCTTTTCAGTATATGCCGCCGAGGTGTTCAGTGCGTCCGCATCTTTGTTGTCATCAATAGCCAACAGCCCACTCAAAGCATACTTACGAGCGTAAGAACTTGCAGCCCCTGTAACCTGTGAAGCGTCCATACCCTTTTTCTCTTTCTCTTCACGGGCGTATGCCGTGGTCGTTATAGTGTCTTTGCCGTCCGTTATGACTACCGTGGCGCGTATATAAACCCTGTCCGCCACCTGTTCCACTGCGTCCGTCATCATCAACACCAAACCGTTAGCCACTAACAACGGTTTCGCCGCCGTCAAAATGCTTTCTGCCGACCTGTACTTGTAATGCCCAAAATCGTTGTTCTTGTCCTTTGGAGCTTTCAACGCCGCCTGTACAGCAAGCAACCGCTCCGTCAAACTCTTTTCTTTCTCTTCCATTGTGTTATTAGTTTTGTTAGTGTTATTATTAATGTCCTTAAAGTCCTTAATGCCCTTAATGCCCTTAATGTCGTTAGTGTCGTTAAAGTCCTTATTGTCCTTAATGCCCTTTTCAGTCTTGCAGCCATCCCACAACTCCAACACCCCCGCAATCTGTTCCAACTTCTTACTCATTCAACATTCCTCACTCTTCACTCCACATTCAACACTCCGCACGGCGGCTCTTTCGCATATTCCACATATCTGTGAAGCCTCATACAGTACCGTCCGTTTACACAGTTCCGACCCTCCCTGCAAGCGTTACAAATATCATTACTACGTACGTTCATAACTTCTTCCGTTTAATTCCTAAATCTTAATGCACAATGCATAATAATATGTGCTGCGCGGTTTTGTTTATAATCCATTTAATTCCTCATTCAACATTCAACACTCAACAGTCCTAACTCCGTTCCAATCCGTTAAATCCGTGTGCTTTTCACTTTTCACTTTTCACTTTTCACTTTTCACTTTTCATTCTTCATTCTTCATTCTTCATTCTTCATTCTTCATTCTTCACTCCACATTCAACACTCCTAATATCTTACTTTTCTCCACCTTGTCGAGCCGCATATCCTCCAACCCCTGTCGCATATAGTTGTTAGCAATGTGCATAGCCTCTTGCAGCGAATAGGCGCGGATTAGCACCCGATAGCGATTGTCCTTTACTGTCCCATCCGCACGCTTGAACTCATCAACAATCATCGCGCGGTAATAGTCGCCACCCTCCTGCCAAGGGTTCACTATCTCCTTTATGCTGCTCCGACTGATTGCAACTACATCGCAACCGCCATTGTATAACCGCCGTGGACGTGTGCCGCAAATATTATATCGCTGCAAATGTAGTATATTTGAATTAAATGACATAATTTTCTTGTTATTTTTAAAACTGTTTAACTTTTGCCGTGTGTAGAGTAGTACCAACAGACGCGCACAAAGATAGCAGAAAGCATTTAAAACTCATAGGATTAATACTAACATTCTTTTAATTTCACATTTGCCGTGCCTTCCATTAAGTCCCTATCAATGCCTTGCACATAGAACTCTTTACCCATTGCGGGGTGCGTATAGTGATTGAATAAAGAAACCGTGCTGCCTGTATCTTCAAAGTTTTGTTCCATAAGTACTTTTGGCGTGTGGTACTCATTCCAATAGGCATCCACGTATAACTGTTCGGCTTTTGCCAAGCAAGCATTCTCTTTGTCGTATATCTGTTGCAAGCCCGCGTTATTGGCAATAGGCGTGCATTTCTTAACGCCTGTCGTAACACCCATTTCGGCACACTCCGAGCTGGTCAGTGCGCTACATATTTTGAAATTTATATCGTCTTTCTTATTTACATACTGCTCGTCGGTATCACTCATATAGATAACGTCGTTATCGTCGTTTTCCGTATTGATTTTGCCGTTATCTGAATATACCTTCACTTCAAAGTCTTTTATAAACACCGTGCGCACATAGCTCATCAAAGCCCGCGCCGTGGTCGTCCACTTTGTATGTCTGAAAAATGTAGGATGGCGGCGCGTTATAACGTCCCACATAGAATTAACAACGCCCAATATCTTAAACTGCACTTTGCCGTGAAGTTTGTCCGAATACTCAATAGGTATTGCCGTCCCCTCTGCATCTATATTCAGTGTGAAATCAATATTATTCTGTACATCGTACTCTTTGCCGATTATGTAATCATCTATTGCTGGATTAAAGCCGATAGAGAAACTTTGCTGGTAGTATTCATCTTCATCTTCACACTCCGAAAGTTCCTTATACTTTTGCCACGTAATGTCCGATAAAGCACCGTTTGAACTCTCACTCTCCACGGCGCACATATCGCCAATAACCAACATACATTGAAGTATTTGCACTTTCGAGAGTTTGTCGGTGCTATCTCCAACGCTGCTATAATTGAACTTGAACACCTTTAACTCGTTATCGCTATCGTAAGGCACAACGCCCACCGTGCGCGAATTGTCTATTAAGTTTGTGCTGGTCTTATAGAAAGCCCGCGTTAGCATTCGGACGCTTTTATCGTCTTTGTAGCCATACGTGTTAAAGTTTTTTGAACCCAAATTTGCCTCTTTGAGTGCGTCTGCATAGCCATCGCACTCGCTATATGGTACGAGCGTTATTTTGCCGCTGATCACGATATAGTTTTTCGTGTTATTGTCGGACGGCGTTAGGTTTACAATGTTGCTGCCTTTGTATGTAACAAGTGGACACGCTGCCTTTATTCTTGTAGCAAGGGCATCGGCTGCCGCCTCTTCGTCGGCTTTCGAGGGCCATACAGTTACGCCGAGTATTCGCTTGTACATCCGGCAATCGTTCACTGCCACCATTAGGTAGTCATTATACGATAGGGTCGCCTCCGTACTGTTATCTTTCTTTGCCATATTGTGGCTGCTCTTTGCAAAAGACAAAAGCATTGCGCCCATATTGCCCACGGCATCAATATTTTGCCCAAGATAGTTTGGCGCATCCTCCTGCCAGTCGCCTATACCGCCGTTGTTAGGATAGAATTTTGAATAAATGTCGGTCGTATCATCGTAGCGAAAGCTCCATAAGCTGTTATTTTTCACCCTCAAATACCAATCCGTAATGACTGCGCCCTCATAGGTAGTGTTTTCTTCTTTGCCCAAAAGCATTGAAGCCATAGAGTTTTGGGCGGTTTCGCCATCTCCGTCCGCCATATATTCGCGCATATATAGACCACACGACTTAAACACTGGTTCGATATAATCATCATCCATCGGGCTTTCGATTATATTCTCTACATCATCCATACTGCACTCCAACGAAAGCACGTTAAATACATCCTCAATGCTTATTGAAGTACCCACGTCTGCAACATTGTCGTTGCTTATTTCGACAGTGCTGCGGGTCGTTATGTCTGTTTCTGTACCCTCCAAACTGTACCAAGTAATGGAGGCTGTGTTCTTCACGCTTGACCAATCAAAGATAAAAAACCGAAAGCCCACCTGCGTAATGTGCAAATTTAGGTACTGCAATATCTCATTCAGTATTTCTTCTTGCGTCCACACGCTGTCTTCGTCATCATCTAAAAACAGAGTGTCGGCAATGCTTATATCCTTAAAGACGGTCGGGAGGCTGTTTGCGTTTATTCCCTTTGTGGCATCGTACAAAAAGGACACCGCGCCGCTATCTATAACTAAATCGGAGGTGATACCCTCTAATATCTCCTTAACCACATCGTAGAAGGTACGGTTTGAGGCTACTAATTGCGCCGCTGCGTAAGTGTGTCCCGCCGAGCCTATCTCTTTGTAATTGCTATACTCTAACGCCGAAAGACAATCAATGCAATTCAGCTCTATTTCATCGTACAACTCGTTATAATCTTGACTGTATGTGCGCGGCGTTACGTAGCCTGCAAACACACACTCGCTGCCCTTAAAGATATTCACCACCACATCGCGACAATTCTTTGCAAAGAAGTCTGGTATATAATCCCGACTTAAAAAGCGTATCGTTGCAGACTGTTTCAGTAAGTGGTCAAAGGTATTGTTCACCTCGCTTGAAGTAACAACCGCCTCTTCAGCTGGAAAATAAAGCCCCGACTCGCCATCGCCGACAATCTTTTCCACCGTCTTATCACCATTCGTTACAATATGCACCGCAATCTTTTCGCCGTGCTTGTTCATTAGTTCGCCGTATATGTACATAATTCAAAAATCAATAGTTCTTATTCCTTTTGCGCCGTGCTTCGCGAGCTACCATAAAGTGCCTCCGCACGATAGCCAAGTGCCACCTCACAATCGCCACGAGCCTCTTTATTAAACGCCACATAATTCAAAAGTAAAAATTCAACATTCAACATTCTATTTGCTTAAACTCTCTATCTGATAGCATTCCTTTATGCTTTGATATAGGTTTTTGCCGCGCCGCTCTGTACCCATAACCACCTTTATTGTTGGCTCTGTGAGTGCGCCACGTAGTGCGCCCATATCCATATCTACAACCGTGGTATTTGCCGCAATGCCCTGTACGTTTGGAGCAATGCTGCTGCTGTTCAACAGTCGAAACAAATTCGCTTGTTGCCGCCTGTTAAGTATCATTTCACCACTGTTGACGTGTGCCAACACCTTATCGCCACTCGTAGAAGTGCCGCCGACAATACCACCTGTTGCGAAACTTGATGCCGTTGCCAACGCCGAGACAACCGCCGCCACCGCCACTGCTATTGCCGCCACGTTAGCTGGAAATGGAAGCTTCGCGCCACTTTCCGTTGCACTCGTTACGGCGTTCGCTGCTTTCGCTTTTGTGTTCTGTTGCGTTACTTGCGTGTTTACCTCTGTCAGTGCATCAACAACATCCATTATTGCAGTGAAACCCTGTATAACAGAAATAACACCATTTACAACGCCCGTGATAGCACTCCACGCATCTTTATTGCCACTTAAAGCGTCCGTAATGCCCTGTATGCCCCCGCCGACACCTTCAATGCCGCGCCACCCTTCTAACAGTTGTTCGCCTGTATCGGCTTTCGCTATCTCCTTTTGCTCTTTGTTTAAGTCATCAAACCCTCTTACGGTCGTATCAAGATAGTTGGGGACTTCTTCGCTTGTTTCTCCTAATCCTTTTAGTTTGTCCGAGGTTTTGCCGACTTGATTTGCGAAGTCGCGGTTTATCTTTATGTTAACCTCTGTTCCGTTTATCCTGTCGAGTGCCGCCTGTGTTTCGAGTATTTTGTTAGTCAGTTCTTTAAACTGCGGGCTGGTCTCTGACACCTGCGAGCGCAAATCCTCATAATAGGATAGATTGCTTTTGAGTTGCGCCTCGCCCACGGGGTTTTTTATCTCTACTTTCGGGGTGCTTGAAGAACCGCCACCAGTCTTTGAAGAAGAACCACCGCCTGTTGAAGAACCGCCCCCGCTGTCTACGTTCAAAATTACTCTGACTTCTTGCTGTGCCTTTGCGCCCTCTACTACGTGTTTGTTTAAATCCTTTGTTGTCTGCTCCAACTCTGCAAGGTCGGCTTTTTGCGCCGCGCCTACGTTCCTATACTGTTGACCTGTGAAGAAAGCGTTACCTTTGTCGGCGGCTGCTTTCGTTAGCTTGAACTCATTGCCGCTCTTACCAACGCGCGTAACCTCCGAGCCTATCAAGCCTTTTATTACCTTAAAGATAGGGTCATCGCCTTTAACGACCTGCCCCTCCTTATACGTGCGCTTGCTGTGTAAGTCGGTAGCTTCTTTGTTGCGCCCCTCTATACGGTCTTGTATCTTTAATTTCTTTTCGTATAGCTCCTGCGCAATGGCTGCGTGCGCCGCTGCTTCGGCTCTCTTATTCAGTGCCGAGACAATTTGCGTTGTGTTCTTCACAAACACATCTTCGGCGGTCTTTACATCGTCAACTTTTAAACCTAAATTGTTGAACTCCGAGGTGTTATTTTTTATCCACGCTATTTTTTCTTGTTCAGTAGATAGCGTTTTCCATTGCGCCTGTAACTGTGCGTACTTCGATTGCAAGTTTGCCGCCTCTGTACTCAACTTCGAGCGAAAACTGTCGGCTGTGCTCTTTGCCGCCTCTTCAACTGCCGACAAACCGTTTGCTGCCTTTTGCCCTGCATCCTCTGTTTTATTCAAACTATCTAACAACGCGCCCACGCCTGTTGACAATGCCATTATAACAACGCCCACGCCTGTTGCTACCATTAACGCCCGCAACGCCATTTGCAAGGCTGTAACGCCCCCCGCTGCCACCGTGGCACTCGTACCTAACGCCGTGTTTGCGCCTGTAACAAAACGCGCCACCGACTGCCACGCCACCGTAACGGCTGTTAGAACCTTTTGCTTTGCCGCCTGTAACACCGTAACGCCTGTTAGTGCTTTCAGTGCTGCCGTGGCACTCGTAACGGCTGTTATAGTAAAGCCTAACATTGCCGCAATGTTGAAAGCATTAGCAACATTTTTCCATATCGCTGCGAGGTCTATCCATTCCGTTATGCCATTCGCCACGGCGGCTTGCTGGTCGGCTTGCGCTCCTAACGCCTGCGAATACTCATCGCTTTGCGCCACAAGCCCCTCCATACTTGTATTAATGTCTGCAAGGCTTTTTATGTATTCAAGCCCCGCATCTTCACCTGGCCCGCCGAATATGTCTGCAATGGCAGTCCCTACTTCCGTTGCGCTCTCTGGCAATTCTTTTAGTTTCTCTGCTACCATTTGCATAACGTCAAAGGTAGTAATGTAGCCCGCCTGTAATTGGCTCTCCAATGTGTCCGCCGACAAACCAATATTGTTTAAAGCGTCCCGCGCGGCGGTCATCTCTCGTATTCGCATATTGCCCTCTTTGATAATGTCCACGCCCTTATCTGAAAAGATGCCCTGCTTTGCCGCATTGGTTGTAATGGCGATAAACTGCTCCGCACTAACGCCCGCCTCCTCAAAATAGCGAGGGTATTCTCTTACAGTATCAAGGAACTCCCCATTAGCATTTGCGCCCGCAACAAGTCCGTCCTGCAATAGTTTCATAGCGTCCTGCGCCGTTATGCCAAACGCTTTTGATAGGCTGTTAGCTGCAACAATAGTGCTGTTAAAATCCTCTTCAAACACATCGGCAACGGCTTTCGCTTGATTGTGTACCTTCTTCAACTCCGTACCCTGCAAGCCTGTGAGTTGCGCCGTGCGTGCAAAGGAAGTGTTGTAGCCTTTTAGCTTTTCGCCTACATCCTTAATGCTTTCGGAAAACTCCTTAACGGCAATCGCACCCGCCGTGATACCCTGTACAAGATTGCTCAATCGCTGCTGGTTTAGACTTTGCACGCTGCCTTTTGCTTTGTCGAAAGCATCGCCCAAATCCTTTGTTGACGCGGTTGCCTGTGCAAGCTGCTCTTTGCCGTCAACATTCAGCTTTATGTTAAATCTCACCTCTTTTGCCATAATCCTTTATATTTATTTGTACATTTGCGCAAACCAAAAATAACAATTTATGAGCGAAAACCAAACCCAAAACACCGACAAAATCAATGTGAAATTTAATATTAATATTACAGACACCCCGCGCTCCGAACCCGACTCCGAGCGACTTGCACGCTGGGACAATCGCCACGGCTGGTGGACTGTTGCTTTTATCGCCTTTCTTATAGCCACTGTCATAACTTATTATCTTTTATGGATAAAGCTCTGCATCATCTTTTTTGTTCTTACAATTATTGCCGTTTGCGGCAATTTATATTGGCTTTGTAAAATACAAACCCACTACGGCCCGCGATTTCCTTACTAACTGTTGACTGTGGAATGTGGACTGTGGACTGTTGAATTAAGTCAACACTCAACATTCAACACTCCTCATTCCGTCCACCGCTGCGCCTCCCATTCTCTACGCTTTACAAGTCCTTCAAGAACCCGCCCTTTGCAATATACCCAACGCTT